TCACCTTGCCCTGCTCTGTTAAGTCCTGTTACTGTTCCGTCTACTTTATATGCGAATTTCATTTGTTCTCCTTATCGTTTCATAAATATTTGAGAGATGCCTACACTACTGTTATCAAAATTAGTATTTTTTGCCCTGATATACCAATTGTCCATAAATAACTTATTACTATTAGACAAATCTCCCGAGAATTCATATTCATTTGTTCCATCTACACTCGTTACAATGTCACTACTCTCCACCCCTGTTATTCCTGCGATATATACATAATGTATTCTAGTAAGAGGAACAAAGGATGATATTGAATATTGGGTATAAGTAGTGGGAATAAGAGCAGAGGCAATAGTCATATCAACTTTATTCTTTATTATCAAACTATTATTTGCGAACTCGAAAGCTATAATACCACCCGAACTATTAGTTCTGACAAATCCATTCCACCGCTTCTTACCTACAATATTAGCCCCATCAACATCGGTATCAAACTGAACAGAGCCATCCTCAAGCACGAAGTGGCTATAAACCTTGTTGATAATAATTGCTGAACCATCAGCTACCCAAGAAGCAATATTAGCCTCAACAAAGTTAACTGCTGCTGTAGTTGATCGTGTGATTACTGTTGTATTATCGTCACCAGCAAAACATATACCAGCGTTAACGGTAATTGAAGTTGGAGACAAGTAGTTCCAATCAAGGCCAATCATGTCTCCGGTTAAATACGTGGCTCCTGGTAACGGATATAGTTTATTGTCGTGGATTATGGGAGATATCTTTATTGCGTCTAGTTGCCATATTCTAACATCTGCATAAACTTCATAGGGCGATTGCCCAGTAGACGTATCTCCCCCGGCTATAGAGTTTACACTAAGATAAGTGTTGATATCCAACGCTACTGTAGTGGCTAAACTAAACTTGCCTTTAAGGGTTAATGTTGCCCTGTCATTTCTCATGTTTATACTATTGGTTACCCCTATAACAGCAGGTGTGGTGTTAAGAATCTGCAACCTTGCTTTGGTTGATGCCACATTGGGAATTATAAGCTTCACTACCTCTATATAAAACTCTCCAGCAGGGAGATTAATCTTATCACCAGTAAGAGAAGCACCTACTATCTCGTTGGATACTTCCTGTGTTAATCGTAGAGGATTAGTACCGGATGGTATTACGTCCACAGTCGTTCCAGCAGGTTGTTGATCCTGAACATGCATCATAGGAGAATGTTCATACAAAGCAGTTGGCTGATACCCTGCTGAAATACTAAGCACAGGGTTAGCAGGATCAGTAATATCCACATCTATCTCATCTGTGGTACCAGTTATGCTTTCAATGCCACTACCACCAGGATCTTGTAATTCAAACCCGTCCTGAGTAGCGTTTACAGTCGGTACCTGCCCAACCAATCCGGTAGAAGGGTCAGGAATAAGCGCAAGTCTCGCAACCTGAGTATTGCCCTCGGCTAAAACTCTCGCGTCCTGGGTATCACCTTCAGACAAAACCCTCGCAACTTGGGTGTCCCCTTGAGCAATGACAGCCGGTTCAGCTCCAAGAATACTGGTAGCCGCTGTTTCTGCTGCTGTTTTGGCTGTTTCTGCTGCGATTTTATCGGATGCAGTAGCTATGGCATCGGCTGCTGTGGCTGCTTCATCAAGTCCAGTTTGAACCCTATCGGCTGCCGTGGCAATGGCGTCAAGGCTAGTTTGCACTCTGTCGGCTGCCGTTGCTGTTTTATCAAGGCCCGTCTGAACCCTATCGGCTGCCGTGGCTGTTGCATCAGTACCAGTGGAGATCACATCAAGTCCAGTTTGAACCCTATCAGCTGCCGTGGTTATTGCATCAAGGCTCGTCTGAGTGCTATCGGCTGAAGTTGCCACAAGGTCTGCTGCTGTGGCCACGGCGTCAAGTGCTGTCTGTGTCGCGTTTGCGGCTGCTGCGTCCGCGTGGATCTGTACCAGTGCTTCAACTTCACTGAACTGCCCGGCGAAAGCTGCAGTAGCCTTGAACTTTGTACCATCATAGAGAAATGAGCATATCTGATTGACTGCAATATCTCCATTTACAAGTGGCACCCCATCGGCCCTGGTGAGGCTCTTCACACCAAGCCCGTTAAGGTTTATCGTCGATGCACCAGTGTTCCCATTGATTGCTTTAAAAGTTACTGCCAATCCTTCGCGGTAAGATACCGGAGCAATGGGAAGAGCTACGACATAGGCGTTTGCAACACCCGTATCGGTACCAAAACCAATACCGCCGCCTAACGCCTGCTCAACTGAAACAGCATGCTCTTTTTCTGTCGGCGCTCCAACCGCTACAGGGTCAGAAAAACCTTTCAGTGAAGGATGAGGGGCGGGTAGTTTTTCCATCCCTGCTACAACACCATCAAACCGGGCGTTTACATCTTCTGCCCTGGCTTTTGTTCCTGGCACCAGTTTTGTGTCATGTTCAAAGTAATCATTTGCCATTTATTTATGCCTGCCTTCCTAGAAAGTTAAAGTAAGTAAAAACCCCGTTAACGATGTGCTGTGGAGTGGTTGTATTTGTGGCATTGAAATAAAGCATTAAGCCCACTTCTGTGGAAACACCGTCCATCCTTCCTGAAGCTGTGCCACCCCCTCCTGTACCCGCATTAGAACTATCCCAACTAAATAAGTTCCATCTTGATATATCCCACACCCCTGCACCTGCTGATCTATTAGAGACATCAACAACATTATGCGCTGGTATATCTGCTTTGTTGAATGAGAAGTCCGGGAGGTATGCCAAGTGAAGTGCGTTCCCTCCGAGCTGTTCGACTTCAAGCACAATTTCTCTGTATCTCTTTTTTCGTTTTGGTGTTCCTTGGTGGGCGTATGGCAACCGGCAATAGGCAACCATTGGTTCATGGTCCAGGCTCAAACCCGAGTCCATTTTGTAAATGTATCCATCATCAGAACCAAAATAGATGTTTTCCAATTCATCATCGGCCCTCTTTGGCGCTGAAATACAACGAACGATAGGGTCATAATGAGCTTGTGTGAATTCTGGTTTACTTCCGTTAAATGTTGCTGTTATCCAATACCCATCATCAAAGAAGATTCTGTATTGATTCTTGTTGGCAACTGCCACGGATCCACATGACTTCCTCTTTTTCATATCAATGAGTGATTGTATCCCACTACTGATAGTGCCACTTTTGAAGCTACCGAATTGATTAGTTGCTGAAAAGTCGGCCAGGCCCGTTTTGTTAAGGTAGACTATCCTCCCAACATTCTGGACAGTTCCAGTAATTCCACCGGAAACTTTGGTGTGTGGTCTTAAAATCCATGAACCAACACCGGTACCCTCAAGAATATGAATAGAGTCTTTGCACCAAATGCCAAGCACACCCCCCGGCAAACTCATTGTATCGCCCAACTCTTCACCCATGCCAAGCTCACCGGCATCAACAACCACCGACCATGTTCCCGTTGGGTCAGTTGGGGGAGAGTGCTGCAGGGATCCATTAGGAAAACCAAAGAACAAGTGCTTTGCATGTTCGCAGACACTTATAGGGGCATCAACAGCCATTCCCGTTGTTATCTGCGTGAATGTGGTTCCATCGAATTGAAACCCTTTATTAACACTGTCACACCCGTACATCATTATTGTACTGGTAGAACCACCGAAGTTGGTGTTTTCAAATTTATACTTTCCTCCTGGTGATAGGGTTGGAGTTGTTACAACAGCCCACCCGGTCACAGGATCCTCTTTATACATAAGGCACTCGGTACCAGGTTCGTTATCCCTGAAAGCGTAAAGAGTACCATTGTATCGCCAAACACCGCGAATACTTCCACCTCCAGGTACCTTGACAACCAGGTCCCGGAAAGATTCAACAGCCAGCCAATGATAGTAAAGTTCATGGCTATCTACTAATTCAGTGTTTGGAGTAAATGCTGTGGTGACGGTTGCAACAGAAACAGCACTGACGAGAAGGTCTTCACCATCAACGAATTGCCCTGAAGTTAAAAGGAAAACTCCGGTCCCTGCAGTATCTTCAAGTATTCCTTCCCCGTCAAAATCGACAAACCCTGAAAGAAGAGAGGTTCCAGTAGCACCCGAAACACTCCCCTCAACCAAAGTTCCTGCCACTACTTCCCCGGCTGGATCGTCAAATTCGAGGTATTGAAAAACTGCTTCACTCGGGATTCCCTGACCATCTATCCTTTCAAACCCATCAATAGGCTTTGCTCCACCAGATGGCGCTATCTCGTACCTGAAACAGTCAAGCATTTTACCGGGGGATATCTGGTACGGTGGAGTGACAAGATCCAGTCCACCACGTACAGGAAAATAATGCTCCTCGGGTTCTTTCACCCTTGGTTGTCTAGTTCTCCTGGTCATGCTATCGGGCTCCCTGGTATGCCGAATTGTTGCCCGTATTGGTTGTCCATGGCGTGTATCATTTCCCCATACTCGAATTCAGCTTCGTCAAGTAGTGCCGGGTGTCCATCATGGTAGGCGTAAAGGTACAGGCCGCCCCACTTAATGATTTCCTGCCATGCCTGATTTGTTGGCATTGCCGGTATATCACCATTTGCAACCAACCGTTGTGGCGCCTTGTAATATCGGAGGGTAATGGTGTATTCATCATCAGGTATTGGATGCAGCATAAGGGCATTGGTAACAGGATCAAAAAAAAGATATGCTGGATCCGTTGGAGTCTGCAGGCCCTTCCTGTAATTCGTCCACCATATTCTGTGCAGCATTGTCCCTATATCCCGTTCACCGGCCACACCATCCGCTGTTTTGTAAATAGAGGCCCCTTTAAACAGCCAGCGCTCGACATCTGTCAGGTTCAACTCAACAAGTGGATATGATCTCTTGTTTGCTGATGTGGTGAAAGAAAATTCCTTTTCCATCCACGGCCAGTCAGTTCTGTGTTGTTGGACATTTATCCACGCTTGCCTGATCCATCCAACCATTCGTTTTTCGATACCGGTTGCTGTTGCGACATTCAACGGGCCGGTGCCTGATAGCCCGGTTTCCTCCCAAGCGTCACCGACAATCTGTAGAAATGTTCTCATGGAGCCCCTTATTTATTAGAAGTGGTATTCGACTATGGAAAATGGGTACATTGGAACCTCACGCGATTCCATGGTTTTGGGGTTATACACTGTTTTCATCGCATTTTGCAGTGACGTAAGGATAGGCATAGATACCCTTACATTCACATTTCTCATGATGCGATAAGGGACAAACTGAACACTACCGACAATTGGCTGTGTGTCTTTTTCGTCCTCTTGGACGTTAATTGTCACGGCAACCGGTTTTGGTTTTGGCTTGGTTTCCTCAGCGATTGTTCCTTCGACACCTTCGTCCTGGTCGTCGTCCTGGTCGTCGTCTTCGTCCAAGTCTGGTTCAACGTCGGCAAGAGTGACACCTGTTTCCTCTTTGTATATCTCTCTGAAGCGGTCAATAACCGTCTCATCTTTCGCCTGATGAGAGATTTTCTTTCCGAAATACTCAAGCGCAAATTTGCGAAGTGCATCAGCACCCGCGCCAAGGTCAATATATGGGAGATTTGTTGGTTCAATCATTGTCTTGCACACTTATTGTTTTATTTATTTAAAAAAAAACGCCTGGCCCGATATGAGCCAGGCGTTTTTTAGATATATAGGATCACCTACCTGTTACAGATTGGTTACAGCAACCTCTAAACGGACCATCCAAAGTTGGTTCAGAATGACGTTTGCATCCCACATCTTCCAGGAGACAAAGCCCCACTGTCCGAGAGGATCGGTCTTGTCTGCTTTGTCCGGATTAACTACCTTTGGAGTAATGGCAGACTTTCCTTTAAGCGGAACGTGTGCGTAGGAATTCTTCGCGGTAATGACGATTGGATACACATCGGCAAGGGTGCCGGTAGTGGATTTCATCAAACCTTTTGCGCCGCCGCCATCTTCCCAAGGCTCAAGGAGCGGGGAAGTAATGAAACGAACCTTACCCACGGAACCAAGTTCCTCGGGGCAAAGTGGCTGACGAGTGCCATAGTCGGCTACTTTCTTGAAGTTTGTCAGGCTTTCAAGGTCATAATCGCAATCAGTGTGACAAAACGCGATAAAACCACCGTCAACAGAAACGGTGCCATAACTTGGAGAAGAGGACATCATCTGAGTTACTTTCTTTGCTCTTTGAGCATTGAGTAACCGTACTGCACCTTTGATAAGTGCATCAGTGACCGGGGTGTTTACGTCAGTACGAGCTGCGCCATTTGCATAAGCAACAGAGGTTCCGCCTTTAAGAGTTCCCCATAGGAGCATTTCTTTAGTCTCGCCAGCCTGCTCACCACAAAGCTCAGTGGCATCGGCGAGAACAGGATCTTCAGCGAGATCGGCAATCTTGTCAGTGATTTTAGTCCAATCACCATATTGCAGCATTGCAACCGGCACATCCTCATATGACATGGTTTTACTTGCAGGAGTCACACCCTCAGTAAGCGGGGTAAGTGCAGGTGCAAAAGGAACAGGGCGACGGAATTTCATATTGTCTGCCTTGTTCCGTGGCATTTCTTTAGTGAGTCCAAACTTAGATAAAACAAGTACGGCCTCGGCGTAATCAAGCATATCAACAACCGCATGTGCTGCGGTACGCTGGCTCAAATCTCCATATTCAGTCATGGTTTAAATCCTTATTTATTCGGCCCTGGTGTTATGAATACATCCGGGACCGTTGTTTTTCCTTCTTACGGGCTGCAGCTTCAAAAGCATCATCAAAATCATCTGATTCAGTATCACGCTTTGCTGTACGCCCAACCGTTTTGGAAGAAATACCAGCGCTGTTTTGTACCGCTTTCTTTCTCCGCTGATTGATAAGCTCAACTTCGCTTTTGCCTTTATCTGCCAGGGGAGTTTTCCCCCACCCGGTTTGTTCCTTGAAAGTATCAAGGACATGGGCTGCATCTTCAGCATGGTGGCTTTTTATCTTCGCTTGAATCTCTGCCGGGGCATTAACTCGCCACTGAGCGAACTCTGCACTCACCTTGATCTCATCAACATCCTTGTGAATGTCCTTGAGGTCGTCGAACTGTTCCGCTTTGTAGGTTAAAATTTTATCTTCGACCAGGGTGTCTTGAGTAGTCGCAACCCTCTCAACCTGGCCAGAAACCTTATCAACCTTTTTTCTCACAGAATTGAGGCGCTTATCGACAATGGCGGCCATTTCCGGGAATTCGCGGTTAAACTCTTCCCAATCGTCGTCTTCGTCTTCGTCAGATTTCGCGTCACCTGCTTTTTCATCCTGGGTATCTGGCGGCTCATTGGCGGCCTTCAACTCAACAAGTTTTTTTGTCAGGGCCGATACTCGCCCCCGCTGACTACGATCACTCTGCTTCAGCTTCTCAAGTTCTGCTTTGGTCTTTTCGAGTTCTGCGGAAATATCAATTTCAGGTTCTTCAATGGCGGCTGGATCTGCAGCGGCTTCATTAAAAGCATCCTCAAAAGATTCTTCCTCTTCGCTTACATCATCCTCCCCTACTTCTCCTGGGGTCTGGTCGGGAATCGCCCTATCTGATTGATTTGACCTTTCCTGAAATGCTGCGTCGAACTCTTCTGTGTCTTCTACTTCTACTTCAAATTCATCTGGCATTTTTAAAGCTCCATGCTGCGTCCTTTGCGGAGGCTGCTGCTTTGGTTAAACTTCTTCACCACCAAACACCAGGAGGCAGTCCAAGGCATCAAGAGCCCCTCTTGCGTACTGAGTTTGTCCGTGGTCTGTGTTTTTATTCCTGAGAGTGGATTGATAGTCCGTTTCTCTTAGGCGTTCTATCTCTTGCATAATGGCCTTCCAGGTTGCGCCATTACGATCAACTTTGAATTGGTGCTCTTTGTCCCTGGACAGTTCGTCAATCAGCTTTGCCTGTTGTTCTTCGTTCAACATCCTTTGAGGCGGCTGCCCGTAATTTGTTGCGCTCATTCACTTGTCTCCTGCTTATTTTGTCCACGAGTGCAAAGTGGGCGTTTACTTCAATGTCTGTCTTGGTAAATCTAAAAGGATCATTTTCGTGCTTCATAAAGACAGGCCGATATACCGTCTCCATGAACCTGACCACCGTCAAACCCCCGAGCCCGTTTCAAGTTTTACCTTGAATTCATCAGCCATTAGCGTTCGATCTGCTTTGCTCTTTTCATGGATCTTCTGTAAATCCCCGGCAATCTTGCTAAGAGAAATTTCTTTCACCTGTGCCAGCTTCAGCATTTCCGTTTCCCTGGCACTGTCGGCAAGCATTGCTTTGAAACTCCTATCCGCTGCAGCGTCCTGTTGTTTGTCTTTATGGACCTGGTAGGCGAAGTCGTTCTTCATCTTCTGAACTTCCACACTGTTGTTACCGGGCTGCGGTTGTGCCGCTTGCTGTTCCTGTTGCTCCTTCACGAACTTGTCATATTCAGATTTGGTCTTAATGAGTTCATCAGGATCATGTTGCATTGAAGTAACCAGCTTCTTGATTGTTTCCTCAACCTTCACCCAACCGGCAAAGGCGGGAGTCATGAGGAAGTTAACCAGGTTCAGCATGTTTCTTGATTGCGTTTCCTTCTGCAGTAAAGCTGTGGATCCTTTCGCCTGTGGGGAAAAATCTCCTTTGATATCGTTATTCGGGTTGTTCTGCATGTTCCAATCATAGGACCTGGTAATGTTAGGAATTGTGATATTATCGTCCCAATTCTTTACAGCCCGGCGCATAACGATATTATGATTGTTCATCAGCATTTCCATACCGTGAGCGGTTTGCGTCTGCTGTGGCCCTGATTCACCTTCGGCTACTGGTGGAATGCCGCTTTCCTCGTCTGCAAGTTGCTTTGCCATGTTGAATATTGCTGATAATTCGTTCTGGTGGTTTGGAAACTCGAAAACATGGAAAGCATCTTGCGCCCTTCCGTTCTTGTCCTTCATTAACCATTGTTTCAATGGGGTAATGTCCCAAGAGATTGAACCATCTGCAGCCGGGGCGGGTTCAATAATCGATTTGTTGATTATGATCTGACCACCAACTGATAACCCGGCATTGTCCATGATCATTCGCCATGCTCTGGTGACAACCTTCTGTGATTCCCTGGTGAGATACGGGACGCCATAGCCAAAGATGCAACTATCATCGCGCTCGAAGTTGAACACGCTGAATGGCTGGTCCTCTGTGTCCATAGGATTAACGGCTGCCTTGATTACAATTCCCTGGCAAACCCAAACAACTCCCTGATACTCTTCAAGCTCGTCAACCTCTGCATCCTGGTCAACAACTCCACATGCCTGCAGGTCTGTTACATCTACAGGTCCATGCCTTTCCCAAACTACATAGCGTTTCTCGTCACCAACTGCGGAAATGTCTGACATATTCCGAAGCTCTGTTAAATAATCGGGTGCCACTCTGTTTGGTGATTGCTGAAGTACCCGGCGAATCTGATTTTTCATAAAATCGTCACGCTTTGCCAGGCGTATAAGATCGCGTCTTGTCATCCAATGACGCTGAAAGTTTACATCGCTGTCTTGAATCCTGGTGGCTGACATTGTGGGAAAGAAATCCCACGTTGGTACCAGCTCAAATCCTGGTCGGTTGTCTTCCATATCTTGCAGGACGTAAGCAACATTCCCTTCTTTATCCTCTTTCTTTATCCATGCCCTACGACCTTTCCCGAGGAGCACAGGCCCTTTCATAATTCCGGTACCAAGCAAACAACCGTATCTAATAGCTTCACGGCCTGACGCCTGGTATTTGCACTCGGTCAATTGATCGTCTATTTCCTTTTCCATCAGCTCGGCACGATGTTTGGCGTTCCGTTCGGCTGTTTCTTCTTCAGAAAGTAGCTCTGCTTCAGGCTGCGCTGGTTGTACCATTGCTGCGGGATCCGCTGGCATTGCTGCTGGCTGTCCCATTGCTGCTGGTAATTGTGCTGGTTGTGGCTGCGCTTCCAGTTTGACAGGCTCTTTTATGGCAAGTGTAGGAACGGGAGAAGGATCAAGAGCCCAATTCTTCTCGTCAGTAGGGAAAAGCATATCCGAAAGCCTAGCCTCGGCTGCATTGGTCTTCTTCCGGGTAATGTTGACGTTTAGCTGCGAGCCTGCGTTATCTGGCTTTTTTATCCGTTTTGTGGAATCATCTTCGACACCGTTGTACTGTCTGATGTCTTCCAACATACGAAGCTCAACGGGCATACGGTGACGTTCAAACTCTTGCGCCTCTGCTTCAACACCGTTTCCGAATAACTGCAGTTTCTCTTCCCATTCTCTTATTGCAGCCTGCTCGCGTTCCTCTTCAGATTGTTCAACCTCTAAACCCTGTATGTCTTCGATTAGATAAACTCTGTCCTGATCGTACTCGGTGTCTCTTTCCTCAATCATGTGTACGTCCTATACCCGGAAACGACCGGCTGAATTTTATTGCTCTCGAATTCACCACGCTGAAACTGGCAAATATATTGAAGGGCCTGGTTGGGGAGTACGTACTGATTATCATCTGGCTTATCGCTGTAGCGGATATCATCGGTACCCTGGATTTCCATCTGTCTGAACTGATACCCGCCTGCCAATCCATCACGAAGAACTGTGCATGACGGTGAAATGGTTATTGCCGGGCGACCACCTGAAAGCTGATTGAAGTACCAACGAACCGCTTCCATTCTCCTACTCAACAGATCAGAGTCCACCGATTCAATGGAAAGCCCGGCCTCTTCGATCTCGTCAATTATCATTTTTGCGTCTGTGTCTGTGGTCCTGGATGCAGAGAGTTCCTTGAATGAAACGATCTCATAAGGACAACCACGATATTTTCCTCTCAATAAAGGCTGCAGCACTGACTTTGCAAACTGGCTGACACCTGAGTTCCTGACGATTACTTCTTCAATGATCCGTAATTGACCATTTCTGTTGATCTGACTGATGACTGCACACTGTGTCGTTTGCTTGGCAGCCAGGCCGATAACCAGGCCATGACCTTTGATTGGCCATAGTTCATCAAGGGAAACATGCAGGATCTCGTTAAACTGCCCGGCGTATGCTGCTCGACCGGTGAACTTCTTCTTCTTGATGATGGGAGCCAGGGCGTAACGAACTGCGTCAAACCAGTGGTTATTCGCATCAATAAGGATCGGGAGGATATCACCTGTCTGCTTGTCGATCTTGTACGACCAAAGTCTGGCCTCTTTAGCCGCAGACTCACACCGCTCATGAATGACAATTTCGTCATAGCTGCGAAGGTGGGTAATGCCGTCCTCAATACTTCCAGGCCATTTATCAGCGGCTACACACCGATACCCTTCTGTTTGCATGTGGGAAATAAGCTCTGGCCGGGCATTATCAGCCCGGACCATGTGTTTCTTTATGCCCGGTATCTCATCGAAGGCTGCAGGTGTGTCTTTAATTTCGATTCCTTTCCCGCCTGCCTCGTAATCAATGTACAGGCGGTTGCCGTTGACGAAGCACCGCACAAGGGCGAGTGGATCAGACGAGAAACCCCAATCGCATCCATAATACGGGCCACCATCAACCTCTTCCGGTATCTTAAATTCATCGACTCTCCATTTTCCGCCCAAGACCTGGGCATCCGTTCTGGTTAAGCACTCACCTTCCCATACGTGAGCGTATACATCTGGATCTCGCTTTTGATCTGCTAACCGCTCCTGCTCCAGTTCTTCTGGAAACCATGGATTGTCCACATAGTTTATCTTTGCAATTTTGGCATTGTCAGGAGGGTCAATAACAAATCGTTTGTGAATAGGAGCGTCCAGGCTTTCACTGTTCCATGTGAGCCATATTTCAGAACCAGGCTTACGCACTGTTGGAAGCAATACCCGGAAAGATTCTTCACTTGTCGTTTCCGCTTCTTCAATCCAACAGATATCAATTCCTTCCGTTGATTTGATTTCTCGGTAATTGTGGCGCAATCCTTTGAAGAGGAAATTCTCGTCGAAGAGTGTTGAGCGTAGAAAGGATTCTCCATACTCAAAAAAATCATTAAGGCCATGGGCCTCGATACGATCAATTAGGATTTGCAGCACTGAAGCCTTGATACTGTTTTGCAATTCCCTGGTGCAAAGGATCCTTGTCTTAGCAGAGTAAGCCCGAAGCAGTGCCATATCTGCAAAACTCCAGGACTTTGCAGAACCGCGACCACCATACGCACCTCGATACCTGGCCTCGCCGGTGAAAACTGGCACCAGCTTTCCGGGAAGTTTGATATCAAGCACAAATTCGTTGGTGTCCTTCTCGTTCATCCTTTCTGCCTACCCATAGGTATATATTTCCATGACACGTAACCAATTTGTCCTAGCGGGTCATGGGTTATGCCTATATCTCCTGGTTGGATAACCTTATAAATTATGTTTTTCCGGTATTCTCTTGGGATTGTCTCGCGGATCTGATCGCTAAAAAGTCTCGCTATCTTTTTCAACATTGTACCGTTTGTTTCGCAGGTAATCGTCAAATACTCGCCATAACAGTGTTCAGCTTTAAAGTGCTTGTAAGCATCGAGAGTTCCAAGAGTTCCAAGAGGCAAAGCGGCTGCAGCGGTAGAGAAACCCATCGCCTTTAAGAAGTTGCGTCTATTCACTTCATTGACCCCACTTTCATTAACTCGCCGGTAACGTGGGATATGAACCCTGATTGTATAATTGCCAACTTGCTTATTCTGGAGTGTGCCTGCTCTACCTGTTTGTAGGTCCTGTCAATGTCGATGTCTTCACGCTCAAGATCTTTAATGCTATCAGCAAGTCCGGTAACAGTTACCCACAAAACCACGTTCGTTATGATTAGCAGGATTATCGATATGGACATGATGATGAATAGGAAGGCTGTCATTTCTCAACCTCACCAGGAAGAACAAAAGTAACTGTAGCCTTCAGTGTCATAGGCTTACCATCAGCACCAAGGAAAGAATGGTTATGGTCCTTAGTTTCCTTGAAAGCACCAACATCAATATGCTTTCCAATCATTTCAAGGTTTTTAACTTTGTCAGGCCACTTGATTTTTTTAAGTATACCGACCATCTTCCTTTCATTGCCTTTACCCTCGAACAATTCAGAAACGTCTATCCCTGAAAGGAATTGGCGCCAAACCTTTGGCCACCGGCTGATATCCTTAATTGATCCGTCTTCGTCCAGGATATCGATAACGTCCATTTCATCGATCTCGACCAGGCGATGAAGGACATAATCTGCGTCAACTTTTGTCTTCTCCGCGCGTTCTGCCATTCTCTCGGCCAGGTACGCTTTCACCTTGTCTTTTGTTAACAGCCTGCTACCTTGGGATTCTGCTGAATTTTTAGAATACCCGGCACGTATTGCCGCATTGGTCGCGTTTAAATCGACCATGTACTCATCACAAAAGCGTTTTTGTTTGGCTGTGAGCTTCATTGTCTCCTAAAAACAAAAACGCCCGACCAGTATCACAAAGATACCAATCGGGCGTTATATCGAATCCCCGGTGAACTC